ATTATAGTTAGGTCTTGTTAATTTACCACTTATAATACCATCAGTTAAATCAGATTCCTTAAATAAACGGACACCTATATCATTTGTTTGTGGTAAGGCATCCGAACCACTTACAAATATCTTAGCAACTTGTGCCTCGTTTTTTAATCCACTATTCTTCATTTGTTATTATGAAATTAAACTAAATGTATAATCGTTATCAAAGAAATAATCAACTCCACCAATAGTAATCTTAAATTCTATATTGTACACCCTATCAACTTCCCAATTAGATAAATTCAAATTGAAATAGTTACCATCGGTATCACAACTTAATTTTGTGTAATTACTAAATGGAATAATTGTTTCACCTGAATGATAATCACATATTTGGTAGTATGATGTTGTTGGTAAAAATTTACTAATACCATATTGTGCCGTAGATGAGAATGTTTTTGTAGGATATAAATCTCTACCAACTACTCTCAACTTAGGTGTTGTATTTACTTTGTAATGTTTTTTAAAGTTTCTAATTCCAACTTTTATTTCTTCTGATGTTAATTCAGTTAATGAACCAGTTGAAAATGATACATCATTCCAACCAATTCTAACCTTTGGTTGATGTATTGTGTTTGTTTCCTTACTAAAGAATTTTAAGATACCATAATCGTTTGTATCCTCTTCCGATGAATTTTCGTGCTTTACTATTAATCCTTCGTTTTCAATAGAACCACTTAACCAACTTTGGAAAATTGTAGTTATATCAGTATCAATATCTTCAGTCTTATATGTAAATGATTTAGAACTACTAATATTAGAATGCCATACTCCACCTCTACCAGCAAAAGAACCAGTTGTGTTGGTAGCAAATACAATATTACCACCTACTACATTGTTTACCCATCTAAGTGATGAATCACCTTCTCTATAATTCCAAGTTACTCCAGCAGTTTCTATATTATCAAATCTAGTACCTTTACCCATTTCCCAACTTTGAGAAACTGGATATATGTTAATATCAAATTGCAATGGTACTTCTTCTGATTCGGTTTCCTTTAATATTAGTTTAGCTTCTTCAAATCCAACACTACCATTAGATAGTGATGATGAGAACCCATTAGTTTCAAATTTAAGAAGTGCTCTTGATACATCTTTAACTCCACCATAGTAAACCTTACTTACCTCTAATACCTCATCTAAACCAGCGTTTTGGTCAGGTTGTTGTAGGTAAACCGATGCATCCTTTGATGCTGTTAGAAAATAGTGTGCCATTATTTTGCTCTTCCTTTTATATCCGAATCTGGAAATTTAATTTCGAAAACCGATGGGTCTAAAGATGGGTATAAAACCTTATCCTTTATTGCCGCTTCTATATTGTATGTATTTGGTGCATATTGACCTCCACATTTATTTACAATCTTTAATTTAGGAACGGAACTAACTCCATCAACATTTGCTATGATTAATTCCAATTCTGAAATGTTAATTGTATTATTAAATGTAAAACTATCTATATCGAAATATTCTTTTAATTCAGCTATACACTCTGATAGTACTTCACTTTTATTGTAATTTCGTAGTGTTACTATTTCAAACTCAAGTCCTATGTTGATTATAAAACCATCGTTAATGTTTATACCATCTGTCAGAATTTTATATTCGTTTAAATATGTTTTTAAGTTTTCTTTTATTGCTCTATTAAGAGTTGATAATTTTTTATTTGAATCATATCCTAATAGATAAAGATTAATAGCAAATGGATTATTCTTTTCGTTATCATTAGAAGTTTTACCAACTAAGAATTTTCTGATTTCATCTTGGATAATTTGCTTATCAACTTCGCCTGCCCCTTCTTCTCTATTTACAAACCCATCAACCAACTCAGTAAACTCTCTAAGAACTTGTGGTGAAGCCAAAATAGATGAAGGTGAATTGTTATCCAATGTACCATCTGCCGTAGCGTATGCTTTTGCAATAGCTCCAAACTTAGTTGGCATTGATAAAGCTCTTATTTGATAATCCTTTGATGTTACCGCTCTATTTTGAGAACCAAAGTTTGCCAATGCATTTTGTCTAATCTCTTCAATAGTATCACCACCCTTACCACCAGTTGCAGGTACTTCATTATCAATAGCTATTGAGTTTTTAGCTGCCCTATATAATCCTAATTGTGCTGGTGTGAATAAATCAATATCTTCTTCATACTCTACTCCATTGATTTGTGTAATTGTTCCTTTCTTAACATTTGATTCAACACCACCACCAACTAAATACTTTACAGTGATAGTTGTATTAGATGGAGATGTTCCATATGTTTTGGTTTTCAAAAAGTTAGTTGGGTCAAATGATTCTTCTAATTTAGAAATTGAATTAGGCAATCCCAATCCTACATTTTTAAATGAAGGAATAATTGTTTCTTCACTAACTGTTGGGTCACCACTACCAAACTGAATAGTTGTTGTACTATCTGGATTTACTTGCTTAACAAATCTACGAGATGTTTTAAGCGTATTTAAAATATATGGAGTTGTTGATTTAAATTGAAATAAATCAGGGTCATTGTTTTCAGTATTTGGATAATCAGTAAATACTAATTCTTGTGCCAAATAAGGAACTTCATAAAATTTATTTGAATCCGAATCTCTTACATCATAGATATCTATAATATCAGTATCACTTAATTCAATACTTTGGAATTCTTTAAATGCACCAAATGAAACTTCCTCTGTTTTTAATTCTGCAGATATTGCTTGTACTTGTTTTTTAACTAAGTAAAATGAAGCCTCTCCACTTACACCATCTCTTTGATATATTGTAATTTCTCGTTCTCTTTCATCGGAAAAATCTACAACATCTTGTGTGATAAATTGTACTCCGTTTGTTGATTCACATCTCATACCTTCTTTTATTCGTAAGAAGTATGTTGAATCAAATGTGTTATCAGCACCACTACCAATTGATGGTACTAATTGATAAACTGAAAGAGTTGTTACCGATGGTGAAGATACTTTTGGTTTATATCCTAAATATTGTGAAAGTGCTATTACATTCTCAATATCATCTGCATGAACCATTAAAGATTCCTTTAATGTATCATCTACATAATATGAAAGTGAATCACCCACATAAGATGCCATCTCAATAAACATCATACCAGGTGATGATTCGTTGAAATCAGAATATGTTTTTGGGAAGTAAGTTTTAGCGAACTCAATTAGATTTCCTCTGAATTGGGAAAAATCCTTATTAAGATATTTTATATCCTTACCTTTGTTCTTAAAGTTCTTTGATGTTTTTGTTATTGCCATATCGTATTATCCCTGTACTGTAAATGTTAGAGTTTCTAAATTAATATCATCTCCTATTCTAAATTTAATTGAAACGTTTAGTTTATTGTTATCTCTTAATTCATCAGTTGATTCAATATCAATCTCTTCTGCCGTAACATATGGTAACCATTGTTTTAAACTATCATTTATAGTATCCTCAATTCTACCTTCTAAATCATCCACATTTTGTTCAAACAATAATGATTGTAAACCACTACCAAATTGAGGTTGCAAAATACGTTCCCCCTTTTTAGTAAGTAGAAGATTTTTAATATTTGATTTAACTTGGTCTTTGGTTTGGAAAGATTGCTCGAAAGTACTTTCACCAAAAGTTAATGGTAAAGTAACACCAATTGCATAACTTGAAAATGCCTTAGTATCTTTAACGATTTTTCTTCCTAACTCAACTGCCATAATTTATATTACATTCCTGGTCTCCAATTACCATTACTTTTTTTATCCATTGCTTTTATAAGTTCTGAATTATCTCTGTTCAAAACTCTATCCAATCCAGCTAATCCAGTTGAAACACCCAATCCTTGCTTTTTACCAGCAGGTTGCATATCACCATATCCCATTTTTTGTGCTATACTTTGTGCTCCTAATGTATGAGTTGAGTTTGAATTAAACTCCATTGTTCTTTCAGAAACTTCAGTTGGTGCACCAGCATAAGCAGGTGGTTGTCTATCTAATACACTTCTAGATGTATTTTCACTTAAACTAAGTGGTTGTGTTTGTTGTAATACCTTATTTAACATTGGGTTTTTACTTAAAACTCTTTCTGTTTGTATAGGTTTTTCAGAAACTACCTCATCCATAAATGTAGGTTGCTTTGGTGTAATAGCATTTTTAAGTTGTTTGTTTTCTCTTAACAACTTTGCCATTTCTTTCTTTACACCCTCTTTAACTAGTGTAGGAAGAATCACCTTGATTTCCTCCTTAACTATTATTTGTATTGCTTTTACTAATTTGTCAGTATCCATTGTTGTAATGTTTTCCTTTCTATATAAATATTTGTTTTATTCTTTTTTGATTTTTATTCACACTTTGTTCCACCCATTTCTAATTGTGATATGAAATCTGGCAGAATATTTTCCATTTCCCCATCAATTACACCATCTGGTATAGTCTCATCTATAACATCTGTTAATGTTGGAGTAATCACTTGGTTACCCAACATATCTACATCGCTATCAACATATTGTGGAGTTGGTGTTAATGTAGTAACACTATCATCAACCACTTGTTCTAATACCGGTGGTTCACTACCATCTGATGATGGGAAGTTAATATTTGGTATTGGTATATTTGGTGGTATTAGATATGCAGTCCAAGATATAACAGCAGGTGATGGTATTGGTGATGGTGCCGATGGATATAATGATGTTGTTTGTATAATACCACCTACACTAAATAAATGTACCGTTGCTGCTAAGATAAACATATTAACCATTATAACTTGTTTACTAGCAGGTTTCAATGGTGGATACATTGGCCAAGTACCAGGA